AAGCACCTAAAACAACGAGAACAAGAAAGAAAGCAATTAAGTAGTTAGGAGGTGGGTTCCATGTATCTTTCTTATAGTGAGTATAAAGAGCTTGGTGGTACAATGGACGAAACCACTTTCAATAAAAATGAGTTCGAGATTGAAAGTAAAATTGACTATCTAACTAATGGCAGAATTAAGAATCTATCTCAAGTACCACAAGCAGTCAAGATGTTATGTTTCAGGGTTGGAACGAGCTTTTGGGAAAAGGTAGATATAGATGCACCTAATAACTTATCCAGTTATTCAAACGGCATTGAGAGTTTTGGTTATGCCAACACGACTACATCACAATTATCCGGCACATCTGTTATAGATAAGCAGATTAGTAATCTTGTAGCTGAGTATTTATGGGAATACCCCGAGTTATTATACAGAGGGAGGAAACAATGGAAGCGAAAGTTATAACGATTGCAAACAGACTTAATCGAACAGATAGTGTCACTGGATTAGATGTATGGTATAAGACAGAATTGCATGACATCACTTATTCTAAAGAGCGTGTGACAGATGTAAATGGAACACAAGTAAGCGTAGGTGAAGTATTTACAATCTTAATACCCTTTGATAAGTACTATAAGTCATATATTGAATGGAAGAAGTTAGCTAATAAAGACGGCTTCTATACATTATCACAAGGTGATTATATCTTCCTGACACAGGTTGATGAAGATATACAACCTAACAATATAATGACTTTAAAAAACAGCTATAAGCCGTTAGTATGTGAGGTGCGAAGTATTATAGAAGTATCACATAAACATGGTGCTACTATAAGATTGAAAGTGAGTGGTGTATAATGAGTACTACTAAGGTCACAACAACAATTTATGACCCAAAAGGTACTATTAGCAGGATTTTAGATGATGATGTGGGAAAATTCGTAGCCAGTGAATGGTCAAGATATTTTGCCAAGTATGTTCCAATGCGAGAAGGAACACTTGCACAGAATATTTCAATCGAACCATATCAAGTCACATATAATTCACCATATGCTCATTATCAATGGGAAGGAAAATTATATGTTGACCCTATTACAGGAAAAGGAGCTTTCTATGACCCAGATTATGGATTTTGGAGCCGTCCTGGAGTAACTAAGATTCCAACAGACACACCATTAAATTATAGTAAGGAACAAAATCCACTGGCTACAAGCCATTGGGAAGTTCCTGCTTACAACGCTTTCAAAGATACTGTAGCAAGGGCAGTAACCAATTACTTAAAAAGGAAGTGGTGAAATATGAACTTATATAACAATATCAATCAATGGTTATCTGAAAACTATCTACCCCTTATGAATAATAACTGGTTATATTTCAACGCAACCCCGACAGTTGTTGGGACTACTGCCATGAACAGTGTCACTGGTAATCGAGTTACAAAAAGATTTATAGATGGAACGAAACAGCATGAATTGTTGTTTGGAATTGATATGATTACTCAATATGATAATCAGGGTACAAGTGATATTAATATGCAGGCTATGGATGAAGTTAATAAGTTTGCTGAATGGCTTGATACATTGAGTGTTGATAACTACCCAGATTTTGGTGAGAACAATACCATATTAAGAATAGAAGTATTGACTAATGTACCTAATTTATTGATTGATTCTACACAACAGTTAGCAAAGTACCAGTTTCAGACAAGAATAACATATAATGAAGAAAGGAGTTTAAAATCATGAAATTAGAGAGAGAAGCCTTAATGCATTATCTTGATTCAACATTTAGTACATCTTCAGCATCCCCTAGTTGGTTTTTGATTGGTAAGGATATTGAGGATATGAGTGTTGAGCTTAATCCTGATACAGAAACAACTAAGAATATCTTAGGGGAGACAACTGTTAAAGATAATGGTTATGAGCCTAGCATGTCAGCCGACCCATACTATGCTAATCCAGACGATAGCATATACGAGAAGCTAAGAGATATTGCTATGAACAGACTCAAGGGTGATAAGTGTAAAACAAGATTACTTGAAGTGCTTATTGATGATACATCATCAACATCATATAAAGCATGGATGGAAGATGTTATTGTTAAACCTCAGTCATATGGTGGTGATACATCAGGAGTATCAATTCCATTTGATGTGCTTTTTGATGGCAACAGAAAAGAGGGTACAGTAACCATCACAGGTGGTGTACCAACATTCACACCCAAAGAAAGCTAGTCAAGACACTAGCATAACAGAAACACAATCATTGTTAGATGATTATAAATCAATTATTGATTAATCATAAGGATAAGGGTATTTGATTATCCTTATCCTTAATTTTTTATTTTAGGAGGATTTCACAAATGGCAAGTATTAAGATTGAAACAGGTTTAAAAACATACGATATTGAAGATGAGCATGGCAATGTAAGAGGACAGATTACCATTAATCCTAAGGATATGGGGTTTTTTGGCAGAGCAATGAAAATGAAAGAAACTATCTTACATTACATGGATGACTTAGATGTAAATGATTCTACTAAGACAGAACAGCAGATTATTGAGATATTTGATAACACAGATAAACTTATCAAGGAAGAGATTGATAAGCTGTTCGGTGAAGGAACAAGTATTACAATATTTGGACATCAAAGTTCTTTATCTACTATTAATGGAATAACATTTGTTGAGCGTTTCTTATCTGCATTTATGCCTATCATACAGGAAGAGTTCAAGCAGGAAATGCAGAACAGTTCTGCTAGAATTGATAAATATGTGAGTCAGGTGAAGTAATATGATAGGGCGACTTCCTACAACATTGACAGTAGATGGAAAAGACTATGATATCCGTACTGATTATCGAGATTGTCTTACTGTTATAACAGCCTTTAATGACCCAGAATTATCTAAACTGGAGAAAATAATTATAACAGTCAAGATTATCTATATAAATCCTCCTGAAAACATCCAAGAAGCATATGAGAAGGCAATGTGGTTCTTGGATTGTGGGAAGGATTTAACTCAAGATGATAAACCTAAACCTCAACTATATGACTGGGTACAGGACGAACAGATGATGTTTTCGGCTATTAATAAAGTGGCAGGAAAAGAGGTTCGTGCAGAAAAATATATGCACTGGTGGACATTTATGGGCTTATTTAATGAAATAGGCGAGGGAATGTTTGCTAGTGTTGTTAATATAAGAAATAAGAAAGCTAGACATAAGAAGCTGGAAAAGTACGAACAGGAAATGTATAGAGAATATAAAGATATTATTGATTTACACACAAAGAAAAAACAGCGGAGCGATGAGGAAAAAGCCGCATTGGAAAAACTGCTTTCATAAATATAGAAAGGAGGTAGTATGGCAGACGGAAAAGTTATAATTGAAACTGGCTTGGATATGACTGGTGCAACTAAAGATTTGAATAATCTTGGTAAGACTATAGATAATAAAAGTCAAAAAGCTACAAAAAAATTAAATAAAGAAACTACATCACTAGAAAAAAATCTAAAGAAAACAGGTACCACTGGAGCTAAATCTATGCGACAGATATCCAGGGGAGCAAATAAGTCATCTAAGTCTGTTCGTGTATTAAAAGCATCTTTAGGAAAAATAGCTGGTATCTTAGCGGCAGGTTTTTCTATAGGGGCTATTGTTAATATAGGAAAAGAAGCTGTAAATCTTGCTTCGGATTTGACAGAAGTACAAAATGTCGTGAATACTGCATTTGGTTCTATGTCACAGAAGATGGAAGATTTCGCTGATACTGCTATTGACACATATGGTATATCTAAACTGACCGCCAAGAATATAGGTTCCACATATACAGCTATGGCGAGAGGTATGGGTCAGTCATTAGATGAAGCCACAGACAAAGCACTTGAAATGACTGGAAGAGTGGCGGATATAGCTTCCTTCTACAATTTGACTATAGATAGAGCCAATACAATAGGAAGAGCTGTATATTCAGGTGAAACAGAACCTTTGAAACAGATTGGTGTTATAATGACAGAAAACCAATTAGCCGCATTTGCTCTTGCTAATGGTTATGATACATTATATAAGAATATGAATGCCGCTCAAAAATTGGAAGTGAGACAGGCTTACTTCTTATCTCAGACTAATCTTGCCGCTGGAGACTTTGTTAAAACTCAAAATTCTTGGTCTAATCAGACTAAGATTTTATCTGAGAGATGGAAAGAATTTCTTTCTGTTTTAGGTACTGGATTGATACAGATTCTTGCTCCAGCCTTGAAATTCTTAAATCAGTTTATTTCTTCCATGACTGCCGCTTTAACAGCTTTCAATAAGTTTTTAGGTATTAATACAGAAGTATCTGCTACAGGTGCGGCAGGAATAGCCGATATTGCAGATAGTATGGATGATGTAGCAAGTAATACAGAAGCCGCTAATGACGCACAGAAAGACTTATTAGGAACCTATGATAAGTTGAATGTTATATCGCAAGATACAAGCTCAGGTGCAAGTGGTGTAGGCGGTGGAGCTGGTGCAGGTGGATTAGATATAACAGAAACAGTAGATGAAGATAAGACTAAATTCCTTGATTCTCAAGTTGGAAAAATGAAAAAGATATTAGATGGTTTTTCTAATTATGTGAAAACTAATTTTGGTGACACATTTAAAAATATCGGTACTGATATGAAGAAAAATATGTCTAATACTAAAACAATTTTTTCTGGTATACTTGAGGACATTAAGGCATTGATTCCTCCATTTATAAATTACTTAAATACAGATTTTCCTGCTATGATAAATACGGCTCTTGCTACTGCTGGAAATGTAATAAACGGTACATGGGATTCTCTTAATCTTGTATTAAGTACATCTTGGGATTCATATATTTATCCTATATTTTCTAAATTTATAACAGATGGGCTTCCCGTACTTACTCAGTTTAAAACAGAGGTCATTGATATTTTTAATACACTTTTTAATAGTATTAAAAATATATTTGATACATTGTGGTTAGAAGCAGTCGTTCCTTTTCTGGACTTGCTTGCTACTGCAAAAATAAGTATAATAGATATAATAGCTGGGTTATGGGAAGATTATGGAAAGCCAATAGCTGAAGCGATTAAAACAGCTATATCTGATACGGCTGATACATTTCTTAATAAATGGGATACAATATTTAAGCCTATATGGGATACACTTATATCCGCCTTAGATGAAATGTGGACAGAACATATTGCTCCATTGCTTGAAAAGTTCGGCATATTTGTTGCTAAATTAGTAAATCTTGCTTTAGTTGTTTATAACAAATTCATACTTCCAATAATTAACTGGTTTATTGACATGTTTTGTCCTGCAATAAGTTCTGTTATTTCTTGGTTGATAGAAGTAATAGCTGGTATTATAGACCCAATTATTGATGTTGTGACTGATATCTTTTCTATATTTGGTGGAGTTATAGATTTCATAACAGGTATTCTTACTGGTGACTGGGAAAAAGCATGGCAAGAAATTGTTGATATATTCGGAGGAATATGGGATACAATTGTAGACATTATCAAAGCACCCCTCAATCTTGTTATTGGCTTGATTAATGGACTTCTTACTGCTATAGAGACAGGGGTTAATTTCGTTATAAAAGCCGTTAATAAATTGAGCTTTGATGTGCCTGACTGGGTTCCCGGAATTGGTGGTGAAACATTTGGATTTGATTTAGATGAAGCATCATTCACTAAGATTCCTTATCTTGCCAGTGGTGCAGTAATTCCACCTAATAAAGAATTTATGGCTGTTTTAGGTGACCAGTCTTCAGGTACTAATATTGAAACTCCACTTAAAACAATGATTGAAGCATTCAATGCCGCATTAGATGCAAGAGGAGGTTCTAGTCATGAACCTATAATCTTACAACTTCCTAATGGAAAAGTTATTGCTGAGCTTGTATGGAGTGAAGAAGAGAAACGATATAAACAGACAGGTTCATACAGACCTAAATATTCATAGACTGGAGGTGATATAAATGGTCAATAGTCCATTTAAAGGCTATCTAATAAGAGCCATTGATACAGATACTATATTAGATGGAACCTATATAGTATCTTCTTCTTGGAAAGCTACACCTAATCAGCGTGAGGAGATTAAGGCATGGCGAGATGAAAATTCACGAGACTTATTTAGAATTACAGCAGAGGGTGAAAAGAGTACTTTTCAATTTGACACTATAGACGGAATGAACCTTGAACAGAAGATGGATTTCCAAAAGTTTTTCACAGATGCAGAAACTAATGCAAAGGAAAGAAAGATACATCTTGAATATTGGAATGATGAAGATAATGCCTATGCGACAGGTTATTTCTACCGACCTAATATGGAGTTTACAATACAGGACTATACAGCAGATGATATAACATATTCAAGCATGAGCTTTGAATTTGTCGAATATTAAAAGTAAAGGAGAACTAATATGGAATTTAATCGTCAAACAATTATAACATTTCCAGATGATACTGACATACCTGATATAACAACAGGTATTGTCAGCGGTTCTCTTAATTTAGAAGAAATACTCTGTTCGTCAGATTTGAATTTTGGTGAATTTAATGCTTCCAGCTTCTCAGCTCAATTATATTATGACAATAATATTAAGGGTAAAAAAATACAAGTATATCAGATTGTTAATACTGAAAAGATTGCTATATTTACAGGAATTGTTGATAGTTGTATTCGTGACGACCATAGTTATTTTAGAGATTTAGTGGCATATGATGAAGCATACGAAAAAAGAGATACTAATGTAGCCGAATGGTGGTCTTCATTTTGGGGTACACATACTTCAGCCACAATCAAATTAATTAGAAATGATTTACTTTCATATATGAATATAACATATATTGAAAAAGAGCTTCCTAATGATGATTTAGAGATAACTTCTGATGTAAGTTATGATAGCTTACCTTTTGGGGATATGCTACAATATATATGTCAATTACAGTGTTGTTTTCCTCATATGAACCGCATTGGAACACTTGAGTTCATTACTCTTGATACTGATACAACTAATGCAGTAGAAATCAAAGATGATGAATATGAAAACAACAACACTACATTTGAAACATATTCAACCGCCAGAATAACTCAAGTACAGATTGACGGTGGTAGTAATAGTATAGCCGCAACAATAGGTCAAGAAGGAAACACTTATACTATTAGTAATAACATGTTATTATCTGGATTAGATTCTGATATACTTGGACAAGCGGCTACCAATATATTAGAAGCTAGTAAGAATATAACATTTACACCTTGCACAATCAAGATGCTATATAATCATCTTGATTTACATTTAGGTCAAATGATTACAATAAGCGGCGGTGAGCATACTTATATTATGAATAATAGCATGTCTGGAATACAACTTGTTGAACAAGAAATACAAATACAAGCAGATGAGTATTTTAATAAAACCGCTGGTTTTAGTAGTAATATTGGGCAGATTGAAGATATTAAAACAACGTACAAAAATAACTTTTATGCTTACACATACACAAATGTTAAAGCCATTGAAGTGAAAGACAAACCTCAATCTATTATTAAATTTAATTTATCTGCAACTGCTAAAACAGATGTAATATTTATGGCTATGATTCCAATAACACTTGATTTAGATGGTTATGTAACCGCAACATACTCAATCAATAAAGTACTTGTTCCAGAAGATACTGTAAGAGTCTATTATAACAAAGGTGATAATATACTTACATTAGTTAATTATCTCACTATGGACGAAAATGGCAGGTTGACTTTTTATGTATCTTTGAATACTGAATATATAGAAAGTGTTGAAAGACAGCATACTGCTAAAATACTTTCATTTGAAAACTATATTAAGACTTCTAAATATACCGAGCAGGCAGTTGATACTACTATTCCAAAACTTAATATTAAGGAGTTATCTATTAAAGCAGTTTGCTTTGCTAAAGGACTTGCAGGTGAACAGAAATGGGATGGAACTATTGATATTGCTGAAACATTTGCAGGAGTTACTCTTGGTGGTTTATCAGTTGCAAATATGAAAGATTCTGTTAATGTTAAAACACAGATTCCTACTGGTGTATCATTTGCAGAAGTATTTGCAGGAATCAGGTTAGGTGGATTAAGTATAGCTTCAATGACAGATAGTGTATCAACATCTGATATAGATTTTGTTGTTCATTATTATACTATTGATATTTCTAAAAAATCAAAGTATACTTATAATCAAGATTATGTTCTTACTGATACTAAGTATGAACTTAGAACAGATTATACTTATGTAGGAACAGAAGAAACTATTGACGCAGGTACAATGGAATCTGTATCACTTGACTTCACTAAGTTTACAGAAGTTCAGGAGGTGACTATAACATGTGGTTAAGATGGACAATTACTAAGCTAAAAGGTTCTACTAATATTTGTCAAATGGGAGAATTATATTTATATGATAAAGACAGCAATAAGCTAGGTTGGATATCTGGAACCACTGTTAATGCACCAAGTCAGGCTTCCTATTCAAGTGGTGAAGGTCCAGAGAAAATCATTGACGGAAATGTAAATACTAAGTTCTGTTTGTTAAATTTTAATATTTATACTACAAGTGGTATGTCTATAGTAATTGAAATACCTGAAACCATAGATTTTACTTCTTATTCATATGTAACAGCTAACGATGGTTCAGAAAGAGACCCTATAAGCTGGACATTAGAATTAAGTTATGATAATGAAACGTGGTTCACAGTATCAGAAATATCTGGTGCTACTATTACAGATAATAGATTAACAGAAACTCAAAAATGGGGGGTTTTATCATCCACATGGAGTGCAGATGCTAATTATATGATGATAACCACAGGCGATATATGTACAGTAGCAGGGAGAACCTATAGTAAGATTAATTCTGATAGAGCAATTGTAGGAGCTTTTTATAACATAGGCGGGTATACTGGACTTATATTAGTGTCTGATATTCCACAAGCTGTATCCTATTATGCTTATGGAAGCACATTCACTTATATAGATACCATAGAATATCTTGGTATAACATGGTATATTAGTAGTACTAAATATTTTATGGAAGGCAATTATTCAGTTTCTGGATATGCTCAAAAATTATCTGATGAACCAATGACATATAAGCAAGCGGCTGAATTGTTATTACAAAAAGCCAATGTAAGTATACCAACAACAATATCAATTAAATACTTAATTCAATCAGACAATATACTATATACGATTGAAAACAATGAACTTAAAGCGTTAGAAGTCACTGAATTAACTTCAGAAACATTTAAAACATATGGTTCAGATATAGCACCAACATTTGATATTTTAAATGTGTTTACAAAACCAAAAATATATTGTTGGACAGATGATACACAAATGCACACTTTAACTGCTTCTGTTAAAAGTAC